GGTTTGCGTCATCAGCCCCTCGGTCGTCAGCCAGCGCGAATATATTTCTCGCGTTTGCGGCAGGTCGCCGTATTGGTCGAGGTCTTGAGCGCTGCTATTGAGGATTAGCAATTGATTAGCAAAATTGCTGGGCTTGTTTAGATCGCCGGCCCAATCGCGTGGATTCCAGAACATCGAGATTGTCGTGATTCGCTCTTTAGGACGCTCCACGATCTCAAACGAATCGCCAACAATGTTAGCCTCTTGCGTTAGCGCACCGTCGAGCGTGTCAACCGGCGTGATGGCCTGCATCTTGATTTTCTGCGCCCGCTCATCCCACCAGACAAAGATACCGACCTGCTCGGCAATCTCGCCGATCAATCTATCTACGCCTGTTGGCTCGCTGATGATTGTGGTTAGAATATACTGGCTAAGTGTATCTTCATATTCAGTCGTGAATGATGCCAGGTCCACGGCCTGCGCTGGCACTTTGGCATCGTTCACGATCAAATCAGCTAACACGTCATCGACACGCGCCGCCGTATAGCGCCGGCAAATTTGCACTGCGTCCTCGGCGCTGTGCTCGTCAGCAGTCGTGCCATCGGTGGCGCGCGTTACACTGGAAAAGGTCGTTTCATCTGCGCCGGAATCATAAGAGCGCGACCCATATGTCATCAGTTCGTCGTTGATACGCACCGTGCCGGTTGCCGGGTAATTAGCCGTTACATCCCCCAGCAGCACAAAAGAGGTTGCGCCGGCCGTTATATCTGCGGTCAGTTCGCCATCGGTCAGCGGCGGCACCTGAGCGCGGCGGAACTCGGTCAGGGATAGATAATCGCGGCAGCGAATGCGCATCGCCTCGCGACCCCAGTTGAGCGAATCCAAAACGTAGGTCTGGCGTGTCATGTCGGCCAGCGCCTCATCGGCGTAACCATGGTAAAACCGCACCAGCGCCCGCGTCTTGCCGTATAGGTGCCTAATCCGCCATTTGGCCCAGAACGTCGAACGCTTCAGCGCATCATAGCCGCGATCTGTGCGGTACGGATCAAAAGGATAATCGGAATGTGGCGCATCGGCCAATGTCACATCCGCATAAGCTCGCCGGCCCAGCGGTTCATAGCGATCATCAATGCCGGTGAGATTAAGCCGCGTGCCGACCGTGCTGGCGCGTGTCAGCATCGGCAAAGTGTAGATATTGTCTGCCGGCTTGGCCTTGCGCCCGTCGTCGAAATAGTATTTGAACCGATAGGCGTCAGCGCTTGGCGTTAGCGTAGCCGTTTGCGCACTATGCACTCGTGCCGCCGTGATGACGGAAGAGAACGTGCCGCCATCTTCTGAGCCGTAGGTAATGCCGCTGTCCTCGCCAACCGTGCCATCGGTGCCATGCGCCCACGCCGCGGGCATACTGCCGCTTGCCGTAGCCGACGCAAGCAACGTCAATTCCAACTCAACCGGGCAAAATTTGTAGAGATAAACCGCATCATTGCTGTAATCGACGCGGGCAATCAGCGTCACTGTGTTGCCGTAGAGATTGCTGATCGCGTAAGTTGCACGCGCTTGGTTCCCTGCCGTGCCGCCTGCGGCCAGCACCAAGTCCGTGCTGGTGATGCCGAGATACATAAAATTTGAGGCATTGCCGACCGCAAAAATCGTGCCGGTTGCCGCCATATCAAACCACAGATCGACCTCAATCAGCGCGTCGTCGGCAAAGTCGATGCTGGCGTTGTCGATGGTATTGCCCTGCTCTAGCGTTAAATCGGGCGTAAGATGGGCGAGCGGGCGAGCCTGGAAGTTGTCGGTATCATTGCAAGTCGCCCGCGTATTAAAGCACTTTGCAGCCCCGGTTTCGGTCGCTGTGCAAGGCGCACTGCCGTGAACGTTGACGCATTTCGGCACCAGTATCTCAACGATCTCGACCGGCTCGCGATGGGTGGCAGTGTCACTCATAGGCGTAAATCTCAGCGCCGAATCCGAATGACCAGTACGCTCGAATGCCCATTGCGCTGGGCGGATTGACCGAGGCGCGCATGATATAGCTGCACTCACTAACTTCCTCTGGACGCCACGCCAGGAACGCTGGCGCGTCCTCCAGTGATTGAATTACGCCTTGCGTGCCGTCGAGATTGGCCCGAACCCATGTATAGGTGAGATGTGTCCAGCTATATTCTTCGGAAAGCACCGTGCGCTTGATCGACCGGCCCAGCAGGTCGCCCGTGCGGCTGATGTTGCCGATCACGTCCGTTGCCCGGTTCATCCTGGCCGGCGTGAAGCCGGCGTAAAACGCCTGCGGGAATGTCAGCGGATCGCCAACCCATACCACGCCGATTTCCGGCAACGCGCCGCGGTCCACCGTGATCCGCCAGCGCGGCGAACTCACCGACGCAAAGAAAAACATAATCGGACTGTCATCGCTCGGCGTCACCGTGCCAATGGTTGTCCATGTGTCGTTTTCGTCGCTGTCATGCTCAAACTCAATGCGGGCGTTGCTACTGCCGAGATTGTGCGCCGCAACAGCAAACAACGTCCCGGCCTGGCTGGTAAAAGGATCGAGCCGCAGGCTTGCGCTGGAAAGATTGGCAGATGCCCGCAGCACCTTGATCGTGGTCGTGGTCGCGCCGGCATAGGATACCGTTTCGGACCCATTCGATAGCAACAACTCGGCAACGCCGGTTGCGGCTAGCGGCGTAAAATAGATCGAAAGCAGATATTGATTGTGGCCCAAGTCTTGAATTTGCCCGGTGCAATTTGCCGCCGTGCCGACCGAGCCATCCCGCAAATCAAAAAAACAGGTGAAGCTGGTAGTTCCATCGTTCGCCCGCACTTGCACTTCCGGCGCGGTCTGCCGCTCGATCTTAAACGCCAGGACATGCTCGGCGGCGGTCCACGTGTACGCTTGCGACACGTCATGCTCGCCGTTGTCGGTCGTTTCGGTCAGCGTCAAGCCATCGCTGCCCACCGTAAGATTGGTCGCCGTCCAAGTGCTTTCGCTTAGGTCGGTCGGATCCGATAGAAGATTGCTAAACGGCACCCACCGATCTTGCGTCAACCCGTTATCAACCAGATCGGCCGTGCTGCCGCTGTCCGCCGTCGCCGTAATCGTCTTGATCACCAACTTGTTGCCGGCGTGAAGCAGGCGAGCATTCTTGCCGCTGGTCCAAGTGTAGCCTGCTTCGGTTTCAACGCCCATTATCGCCGCCCCGTGATCTGCACAAGTTGTCCCTCATCGCCTGCATCGTTCAACGCCTCTGCAATTTGTACGATCTGCGCGCGGCTAAAGCCTTGGTCACCGACTAGCGTTAGGCTAACAGATGGCCCGCGCGGGCGCGTTTCTTGTGGCGCAACGGTTGGATTACCACCGCCGCGGCCTGCCGCCGCTGATGCGGCGCCACCACCACCGCCACCGCCACCTCCCATAGATGCGCTTTGAATAGCCGCCACCATTTGCAGGCCAGAAGCCAATACCGCAGCAGCCGCCGCAAATTTCGCATAAAAGCCTAATGTGGGATCAGCAAGTACTTGGTTAAATGCGCGAAAAGCGTTAATTAGCGACTCAGCCGCGCCAAAAATCTTGAGCACCGCAAATAGCCGCTTCCCTCCGACGCCAGACTGTTGGACTAATTGCCCCCAATATTTGACGTTGTTGCTTAATTGCTCTCCGAGTTCACCCTTTTGCAAGTTGGATATCTGTTGGAACAGCGCGCCCTTTTTGGCTGCCTCCTGCTGCTGCTTTCGATCCTCCAGTTCGAGCATCTTTCTATTATGCTCGGCCTGCAACTCTAGCCAAAGTTGTTTTCGCTCGGCGTCTGTAACTAAATCATTTTCATAGGCCTCATCTATTAAAGCCTTTTTCTCCAGCAGGTGCGCGAACAGCATTTGCCGCTCGGTTAGCTGGCTTTCGCGGATCGCCTGCAAGCCCTCTTGCAGCCGCTCGCGCTGGCGCTGCATTTCTTCCTTGCGCAGCTTTTCGCGGTCCTCAATATCCTTTTTGAGTTTGTCCTTTGAATCGTCTTCCTTACTAAAATCAAGCAGCACAACGGGCGCATTTGCCGACGCCTCGGCTTCAGCAAGGCTTTTGACTTGCCTCTCCTGCGATTTCAGTTTTTCGGTTAGTCGCCGGATTGCCTCAGCGCGGTTTTTGATAGTATCTGTTTCTTCAATGTTTCTGCCTATTCTTTCGGCGGCAGCACGCGAAGAGGCTTGCTGGGCTTCGAGAGCTGCGATCTCTTGGCGCGTCTCTTCGGCGACCGCCTCTGCTTGCTTTTTGGTGGTCGCCGTCAGCAAGCCAATCCGCGCTAAGAACACACGCAACCAACTATCCGCGTTCATCAATTGCTGGACAAGCGTGCCAAGCCCCACAATAAGCGCGCCAAATCCGGTTGCTATTAGTGCGCCGCGTAGCGCGCTCAACGAACCGGCAAGAGTCAGGGTGGCAATCCTGGCTGCGGCAAAACTTGCAACCCATTTGCCAGCAAAGAATGCCGCAACAGCAGCGCCGCCAAGCAACACCTTTTCCAGATGCTCGGCCAAAAAACCCAGCGCATCGCTAATAATGGGCTTGAGCGACTTAAACGCATCAGCAACGCCAACAATGACCGGCCCAAAAGAACCGAATTGATCGCTGGTCAGTTTCGCCCCTTCTGTCATCGAGACTAGCGACTTGGTGAGAGGTACCGCAATCGCGACCACAGCGCCAAGCGCAGCGCCGAGGATGCCAAATCCGCCAAGCAACTGCGGCAACTGTTGCCCAAGCGCAACGCTGGCCGCCGTGCCTGCGCCGACCTGAGTGGCAAAGTCGCCGACCTGAAACGAGACATTCTGCAAGCTGCGCCCGAACGCGCTGCTTGATCGCGTGGCCTGCGGCAAGGCAGTCGTGCCAGCCGCCCGAATGTTATCGTTGGCGACCTTCATGGCGCGGCCAAGGCCAGTTGCTTGGTTGCGAACTTGCAACATAACATCGGCCAGGTCGTCGGTCTTGACGCCGGCCTTTTGCATTGCCTCCTCTAAACTCTTGGTAACGCGCTTGGTCTGCCCGAACTTATCAACCAACCGGCCAGACGCATTGACCGTCATCCCAATTTTATCTTCGAGCCGGTCGAGCGTCTGGTTCAGTTTTGTGAAGTCGGTTTGGACATCGGTTGTGTCCGCCGTGATCTTCACGCGCATTTCGGGCAGTGCCATGCTCTAGCCTTCCTTGGGATAGCCGCGCGCCATCCAATCCTGCAATTCGCGCACCGTTCGCCTTGTCAGTTTGCCGGGATAGTTGCCCGGCTGGTCATCTTGATGATGTTGCAACAATAGCAGCACTTCGCCAAGCGTCATCGACCAAAACTCACTTGGCGCCAAGCCCAGCCCGCGAACGCAATTGAGATAGAGCGCATTCCAGGCAATCGGCTCTATTTCGGCTTCTGGGTGCGCTTGGGCTTTGCGGCCGGAGCCGCTGGCAACTTTGGGCCGGTTGCATCCTCCGGTGGACTAATCGCCGTTACCAGCGTTTCGCAGAATGAAATAATCCACCGCGCTTCATTGTGCGAAAGGTCGTGCATCATCTCGCCGTAAACGTCATCTTCGTTCACCTTGGCGCCGGCCTCGCGCAGGAAACCGCAAGCGATAGTCGCCAGGTCGAAGATGGGCAGCGCGCCGGATTCAGCTTGCGTGCCGACTTTGTGAATCACGCCCAGCAGGTTGATATCACCGTCGCCCTCGATGCGTCGAAGCATCCGCACCGATGGCGTGATGAGGTAAGTCTCGCCTTGATAGGCAATCTCAATCTCGCGGAATACGCTCGCCATTTTGAGCCTCTACTTTCTGAGGGGCACCCCTCAATAGGAAAAAGGCGGGCGCATGATACGCCCGCCCGATCACCGGCAACTTGAAACTAGGTCGCCGTCCAAGTCACCGCGCCGCTGGAGGCAACCGTCATCGAGAAGGTTGCCGCCTCTGCGCCATCCGCGCCGCTGCCCTCAAACGAGTTGATGACAAACGATCCGGAAATTGTGCCGAGAGACTGCACGTCAAAAGCGAACAGGTGCGTTGCCGCCGAGACGCCAGCATTTGCGGCCAGGCCCAGGAAAGTTCCGGTGGTCAGCACGCCTTCCACCGTCATCTCAAACGATTTGCGGCCAATGTCATCAAGATAGGTGACAACGCCGGAATCGTCTTTGTCGGTAATGTCGATATGCTCGTTGCTGATTGTGAAGCCATCGGTACGAGCGCCTGCCATGTCGGCATATGCTGCCGACGCAACGGCTTTGTATTGCACGCGCATATTGCGCCCTGCTGCTGCGGCCATCTATTTGATCCTTTCGAGATTGCCGGTTGATCTGTGCCGCGTTCGCGGTCATTGGAGCGTCAGCCTAGGCTGACCACCCGAAATTCGACCATGGCGCGACGGGTAACACCGTCGTCCTCGGTCATAAACTCCATGTCGGTGCATTCTGTGGTGATGTGGCCAGTCAGGCCCGCAAGCGTCACCCGATGGAGCGCCAGGAACACCTGCCGCGCAATGGCCTTGATGGCGAGTTCGCTTGGCGTGCGGTGCCATACATCAACCTGCACAAGCGCTTCGCTGCCGGCGTCGTCCTTGGTCGTAAAGCCATCGTCGGTCAGGAATGCAAGCGTGATATAGGGGAAGTTCCCCGCCGCCTCGGCATCGACTACTTGCGGCGCGCCCATCGTCCAGATTGGCGTTTCAGCGCTGGCGCTGGTCAGAAGCGTTGTGACCGCCGACACGTTTACGGCGTCATAGACGGCCTGCTGTATCTCTGCCGGCCTCATCGCTTGAAAATGCCCCAAAGTTTATCTTTTAGGCGGTTCCATATGCTAGGCTTAATTTGAGCCGACGGCTGATTAGTAAATTTTCCAAGCGCCTCTGAAACAAGCCGGGTCAATATCTTTTCGGCCTCTTTAGCAGCCGGTCGCCATGCCGGCCTTGGCTGAATAATACGGCCATCTGAATATTTGTGGCCGTACTCCAGCGCCCGCGCATATTTCACGCGGTTTACAACCTCAACGCCATCGGGCAACTGACGGAACGTCATGCCGCCCGCAAGCCGCCCGGTGTCGGTTTGCGGCGCTTGCCCTGGCGCGCTGGCTTGATGCCTGCGGCGCGGATTGTACTTCGTATAAATCCGCCCAGACGCCGGCCCGCGCTGGTAGCGCTTGACGATATCGCCGTGCATCCAAAGGCCGGTTTTTGTCACAGCCTCATGAATTGCGGCATCCAATTCCTTTTGCCGGCTAGCAAGTGCGGCTCGCATTTGCGCCAGCCCCTCGATGCTCGGCTTAACCATCACCATCAGCTAGCCTCTCCGCCCTCTATGTTGATTTCCAGCCAGCGGTTGCGCCGCTCAAGATTGTTGATGAACGTGATATTGTGCGCTTCGCTGTCGATCAGCACTCGGTCGCCTTCGCGAAGGCCCGAGAAGTACCGCACCACGATCCGAGCACTGGTCCGCGCCTCGACCCGGTTGGATAAGAACCGCTCATAGCCAGACAGCGCCTTGTAATAGGCTCGCGCAGCTGCGCCGCTGATCGTGGCCCAGGTTTCGGTTGCGCCGCCTGCGCCATCGGCCACGCGGGTTCGCCGCTGAAATGTTACGGGCGTCCGCAACATGCCGGCGTTCACATCACAGCATTTCATAAGTTAATTCTCCTGCGGGATGCTCGATTGCGTAGGCGGAGCGCCGCTGTTGAGAATGATGCTAAAAGACGCCGAAACATCCGCCGTGTTAGCGCCGACGCGGCCCATACTTGCTAACTTTGGTCAGACCCGTAGAAATGCGACGGGTAATATTGAGATAAGACGGGTGCGCCATCAGACTTCCAGCACCTCATAACGCCGGATCAGCTTATCAACGCCGCTGCCAACATAGGCATCGGCTGGCGTGCAACCGTCGCCGCGATGCTCATACGCGAACGCCGCAAGCTGCCGGATCGCGCGCCGGATCGGCGTCGGCACGTCGTCAGGCTCTGCGCCATAGCCGGCAACGTAGACGATCTCAATGGCGTTATTCGCCCGCAGCGCCACCGGCCAAGTCGCGCCGACTTGCAGCGTCAGTCGCCCCGGCAGGCTTGCCGTGTCCACGTCAAACGTGCTGCTGACCGTGACTGCCGTACTGGTGCCGTCCTCATCGTAGACCGTGCATGACGTGATCGAAGCCAGCGGATAGCGCGGCAGGCGCACGTCGGTTGCGTTGGCTGGCCCATGTAATTCGGCGATGCTGCCCTGGCGCACGCCATCCCACCACGGCTCGCGTCCGCGCGTCGGCCAGCGATCCAGCGTCAACTGCCAAATCTGCGTGATCAGCGCCAGGCCGGTCGTATCCTCCAGTTCCTGCGTGCATTCCTGAATCAGCGCGGCCAAATATTCATCCTCGCCGTCGTCCTCGATGCGCAGGTGCTGCTTAAGTTCGCGGATCGTGATCGGCTCGACCGCTGGTGCGCTGGTTCGCCGGTTCGCGCGATAGTCCCAAAGCCGCATCAAAGCACCTTCTCGATCTGCATTATGTCGTATCCTTCATTCGGGAAGGTTTCGACGCGCCCGCCGCTATAGGTCACGTCCCACTCCAGCCGATAGACGCCATGCGTGGCCGTCTCTGTCGTGGACAGTTGGTATTGCACCACGCCGCCGGTCGCGCTTGATACCGTCACGCTTTCGCCATCAATCACCCGCGTCGTGCTGCCGATGCGCTTGGCTCGGATCGTGACCGTTGCGCCGGTCAGGTTGATGACCGTGCCGGCGCTGTCCTTGAGCGTTGTGCTGATGGTCGGCGAGTCGTCATCTTCTTTGATGTGAAAAGTAGCCATCTATTCCTCGTCCGCCGTCTGGTTTGGCCCCATTGCGCCGAGCGTGCTGCTGTTACCCGATCCGCCGAGCGTGCTGCTGTTACCCGATCCGCTGAGCGTGCTCGTGGTCAATGACGCGCCGGCATAGACAATACGCCCTGTGATAAACTCGCCCAGAAATCCTGCGCCGCTAAGCAATGCGGCCGGGATGGTTAGCGCACCCGTGCCGGTAATCGTCCCCTTAGCAATGCCCGCAATCACTGTTACCGGCAGAGTGATCGTGCCTGTTGCTGTTATCGTGCGCTCCGCAGCGCCCGCAACGTCAACTGCGGGCAACGTAATATTGCCCACACCTGTTAGCGCCCTTTTGGCCGCGCCAGCCAGCGTCAGCGTCGGCAGAACCAGGGCGCCAGTGCCCGCAATCGACCGCTCGGCAATGCTGGCGATTAATGCGGCCGGAAGCGTCAGCGCGCCCGTGCCGGTGATAGTGCCGCCGGCATTACCAGCACCACTTACGACCACGCCCGCAAAAGTCACCGAGCCGGTGCCCGTGACTGCTCGCGCCGTTTGGCCGGCAACATCCGCAGCCGGTAGCGTGATCGAGCCAGAGCCGGGAATCACCCGCTCGGCAAGGCCGGAAATGACCGCGGCCGGCAGCGTGATTGCGCCGGTTGCATCCCTGGCAATCGTACCCGCGCCTGATACGGTCAGCGCAACAAGCGTAATGGCGCCCGATGCCGTGACGCTCCGCTCGGCGATGCCAGCCGCCACGATAGCGCCTAAAGTGACCGCACCCGTGCCGGTGATAGGCGCTGCGCCCACCGTGCCAGAGCCGGCAAGCAACAGCGAACCAAGATCAATTGCACCCGTGCCGGTGATTGATCGCTCTGCCGCGCCCGATACCGTCAGAGCGGGCAGCGTGATTGCACCCGTGCCGGTGATAGGCGCTGCGCCCACCGTGCCAGAGCCGGCAAGCAACAGCGAACCGAGATTAATTGCACCCGTGCCGGTGATTGATTGCTTTGCCGCTGGCAGCGCCGCCAATGGCGCAGAGGCGAGAGGCGCGAAGCCGAGCATAAACTACGTCCAGTATTTGTCGTCAGTGTAATCAGGCGGGATCGGCTGCATTGACTCTATTGCATCCGACCTAGCCCGGATTATCTGGATTGTCTCCCAAATAAGTTCCATCGCAAGGACTTCGTCGCGCTGCTCCTGCGTCAGGTTTGCCTCGCCGATGCGTAGAAACTCAACAGAGCGGGCCAGCATATTACGCTGCTTGTAATCGGGTGCGATGCCGAGGATACGCTTGGACGCCTCCCGCTTAACCCCTTCGACCATAGCTGCCCCGCGCTCTGCCAACTCATCAGCAGTGAGGGGGACTACCGTCCATCCCCGAGCCCACTTGCCGTCGGCTAAGGTTGGTTCCGCCTGCACCAAACGCTCGGTGTTCCGGTCGTACGGCGGCGCGTCCGCTATGGACACAGGGTAGACGTTGTAGTCTGCAAGCAGCGCACCGCTAGGCTGTCTCGGGAACGACGTGTTGGGGTTATCCCTACGCAGCATATTTAGCGTGTAGGGGAAGACAGGCGATGAAGGGTCAGATGCGTTGACATATTGCATGTCAGATTTCCTTTACATTGTCCCTTACGAGAAGGCTGCTGTAACAGCATACCAGGCATCTGAAGCTGAAGCTGTTATTGCTCCGGGGTTTTCAGAAGTGAGAGACTCTTTTTTATAACCTATGCATGTGCTGGAAGTAACGCTCGGATCTCCAGCAGCTCCGATTAGTGTATAGCCAGATGGCATAGTAAAAGTAGCATTAGGATCGTCATCTAAATGTCCAGTGATAATCCATAAATCAGCAGTAGCGGCAACAGAGGGAGGGTCTAAACTAGCTCCACTACCATTAGCATACCCCGAATTTTCAAATGTAGTATATGTGGGCTGAAATACAGCAGCAATAGCAGTTAGGTTTTTAAGATCTCCAGAAGACCCTCCTAAATATGGATTAGAGTCTCCTGCCTGAACAATTCTATACCCCACATAGGTTCCAGGAGCAGCTTGGTTCGTTAAATTTTCAATCGCTGTAAAGGACATTCCCTGCCAAGACCAACTTGTTGTGCTGCCATCCGCACTAAATGCAATAACAACTAAATCACCTTCATTGGCTCTACTCAATACATCTAAAACATTACCAGAGTTCCAACTACTTCCATTCACCACCGCTTTGGTAACAAAACCTTTGACGAATGCTGTTTCTGTCGTTTTTGTTAGCGTATACGAAGAAGTAGCAGCGGCATATGACGGAGTTGTCTCTGTTGGCGAGTCAGAAACGGCTGAGATAGATGAAGAGCCCCAAGTCATACTTCCTGTAGCAGAAGTCCAACGAGAAGATGAATTGTAGAATAGATTACCCCAAGCACCAGTTAGTGACCCGTCGTCTGGTAGCCGAGCGATATATCCACCATAAGGTGAAGAAGAATCTGCTATCGAAAAACACCATCCACCAAGTGAATGAGCGTGAAGAGAACTAAAATTAACTTGGTCAATATTACGCTGCCAAGAAACAGAACCGTCTGATGGACTTAACCCTACTATAGCGGTGGAAGCAGGACTCTCGGTGCCGTCATCCCAACACGCCACTAAAACTCCGCCAGTAGTGATACACATATCTAGATTAGCAGAGGTGTCCTCCGGAGAACTCCCTGTAGAGGAAAATTGTTTATGCCACTGCACGGTGCCTGAAGAGTTAAACTTTAGCACATGCAAGCGTTGTGTGACACCAGCGCTTGAAATTGTGGCTGCAATAGATATATAGACATTATCAGAACTATCTACAATTATGTCTCTTATCAATCCGCCATAATCTATTCCGTCTTGGGTAGTTGATATAGTGTTTGTAGTTTTTATACTCCACTGAACAGTCCCAGACGAGTTTAACTTTACAAGGTATGGTCTATACTCATTTGCCCCTGCTTCTTTGGCATAACCTCCAGCGTAGATATACCCACTAGAATCAACAGTAGTAGCCCTAAAATCTGAAAGGTTTGTGCCGTCATTAAACTTATAGATCCAATCAAGTGATAAAGAAGAGTCATATTTAGCAAGTCCGGCTGTGGCAACAGTTCCATCATTGTAGGTTATTGCCTGATATATATTATTAGAAGAATCAACAGACACTTTATAAGGAACATCAAAAGAGGAAGAGATGCCTGCCTGCGCTAAAACTGCTTGTGTGCTTGCTGATGTTTTGAGGAGAGCAACATCTGTGAATGCTCCCAGCCCTAAATTATACGGCGTGCTAATATAAATGTTGTCTGATGAATCTACACCAATCCACTTAAAACCGGCTGAATCGTATGTTGAATAGGCATACTTCTTTTGCCAGTTTTCAACTCCCTCTTTATCAAGAGATACTACAGCAACGGCTTGTGCATCTTCAAAGGCGGCAATTACATCATTAGAAGAGTTTACTAAAACATCGCCCAAACGCCTAACATCAGACACCTCTACTACCCAGTAGTCATCTGACTCTGCGCCAACCCCACCGGCACCCATAACCTTCTTGGTTAGCATCACGTACCATCCCCGACGAGCGCGCCGTAAAGCGTCGAACCCACTTTCCACATGGCGACTACAGTGTACCCAGACGTTGCGAGGGTGGGTGCAGCACCGGCGTTATTCACCCATGTTATAGTCGGCCATGTCACCGTATAGGCTGACCCATCGTCGATCATCAGCGTCATCGCCTCGCCCGCAGAGAGGCTATCAGTAAGCGTCGTGTTGGCCGCGAGCGTCTTTGTTTGGATCGTGCCGTTTGCGGGATCGAGCGCCGTCCCAGTGAGATTATAGACGGCCTCCTGAATGCTGCCGGTGAACACCGCCGCATCAGCTACAATCAGATCCTCAGCCGCCGCCGTGACAAAGACCGTGGCGCTGCCGCTTAGGCTGAGCAGCGACCCGGTCGAACTCTCCGAAAGCGTGCGCGTAAGCGTCGTGCCGGATGCCGTATAGGTGCCGGTGCCAATTTCCCAGGCTGTGCCATCCTCAATGGTGTATCTGACCACGTCGCCATCGCTGACGCCGGCAGCAACGAACGTCTGGTACCCGGCCAG